GCACGGCAAGGCGGTCGGGAGTGCAGTCGGCGAGGTAGGCCTCGGAGTTGACGTAGCGATCAAAGTCTTTCTCCTCGCGGAGATCGGGTTGTGTCCTCTTGAGCAGGAGATCGTAGTACTTCGGGGCGGGATGCTTCTTGCCCTGAAGGATGACGCCGTCGCGTGCGTTGTACACGTCGCCGGCGAAGCGCTCGAACCACGGTTGCCCGATGCCGGGCTTCAGAGACATGCGAGCGAATTCGGGTGCCACTGACACCAGCTCTCCAGTAGCAGGGTCAGGACGAAGGTAATGCTCAGCAGCAGGAGGGCCAGTGACCTTCTTGCAAGTGTACCGAGCACAGTAGGCGGCGGATTGCATGGTGACCGCGCCGAAGGAGGACATGCCGAGCGGCCAGAGTCGCTCGAGAGTGGGCGATCGGTAGAGCGGCGTCTCGGCCCCTTTCCGAAGAACCTTGCGGTCTGGGAAGGAGGCGCCGAAGAGGAGCGCGTGGAAGTGCGGTCTGAGTGTTGTCTCACCGTATTCACCACAGGCGAAGAAACGGATGGGGGAACCCGCCTGCTTGCGCAGGCGCTTCATGAAGCGCTGGAAGTCGGGATAGTGGAGTCCAGGTTGGTGATGTTCCTCGGAGTAGGTGAGCGTGACGAAAACGGAGGAGTCGTGGCATTGGGATTCATGCACGCATCGAATCGCCCATTCGCGGGCCTTGGTCAGCCTGCATCCGATGCAGCGACCACAGGGTAGCGAGAGCGATCGACGGATGTTCCCGCGCTCGGCGAAGACGATCTCGCCGGCGTCGGTCTGCCACGCAAGGAGCGGGTGGAAGCAGGCCACTCACAGGCGCCAGCCACCCCGCATGGGGGCGTTGCGCATGTTCTTGGGGTGGGTGCGGTCGGCCTTGTGATTGAAGCTGCGGGTCGAGGAGCGTTTGTTCACGGGGCGGCGCTGCATAGGAGTACTCCGTAGATGGTGATGGGCCGATCCCAGACGTGGGGCATCGGCCTTGTTGGGTGGGACCCCCTGTTTGGGGGGGGTCCCACCGTAGGAGGTGCCACCAAAGGTGTCACCTATGACCATTGACATCAAGTAGAGCAATGGTCAGGCCGGCGGATCGCCGGCCGGGGGGGGGGACGTCCTGCTTGACGTCGGGGGCCCGGAAGGCGGCAGCGAAGCGTGCCTCGAAGTCGGGCTGTTCGGCTGCCTCCAGCAGCCTCTGAGGGTCGTTGAGGAAGGCGGCGCGTACCTCGGCAGGGAGCGCGTCGAACTGCTCCTGAGCGTGCCTGATGGCGTTCTGAGCGGATTGGAAGTCGTGGACATCGGTGAAGTCGCCGTAGCTCGGGATGCGGGCGTTCTCAGGGAGGTGCCCGGTGATTCCGAAGCGTCGGACGATCGTATTGATGTCTGCGTCCTCAGCGTCCGCCTGGACGGTGAGGGAGGGCTCAGGGCAGGTAAGCGCGGCCTCGGTGGATGCGGCCTTGATGTCGTAGTTGTAGGGCGAGCGGACGAAGGGGGGCTCTTTCACTTGAATGCGCCTCGGGGTGGGTTCATGAGGATGCGGCCGGATTTGCCCGACGACCAGAAGTCGCGGGCCTCCTGAAGGAGGGTATTCCAGATGGCGGCGGTGCCGGTGCCGAGAGCGGTGCCGGCGCCGCGAATGGTGTCGCCGGCGGACTCTGAGAGGTCGCCTCGGAAGTTCTCGAAGTTGAAGTTGGCCCCCCCACGGGCGTTGGCGATGCGGGCGGCCTCGACCATGAGGGGGATGAGCTGGCGTAGCCGGTTGGCGTCGAGCTGGCGGAGCTCCTTGACGACGCGGTTGAGGTCGGTCTGAGACCGGACGTTGGCGACCTGGGCGGTGATGAGGTCGAAGGTGCGGATGGCGTTGGCGGTGAGCTGCTCGGTGTTCTTGGTGCTGGTGATGATCTGCCGTGTCTCGGCGCGGATCTTGTCGGATTGGAGCAGCTCGTTGACGGTGCGTGCCTGGACGTTCTGATTCTCCGAAATGGTGCGGGCCGTACTGGCGCCGATGTTGGAAATGTTGGCCTCGGCGAGCTTGCCGACGTAGTCGGCCTCGGCGAGGGTCTTCTTGGTGTTGGCGGCGAGGTTGGCGGCATGCATGGCTGCCATGCCGGAATTGGAGACGCCGCGGCCGAGGTCCTCCTTCTCGTTGTTGACCTGGGCGGGTGACATCGTCGGGACGGCAGCGCCCTGTCCTTCTGCCGCCAGAAGGGGGTTGATACCTGCCGACTTGAGATCGGCATAGCGGCGCTGGATCGAGGTGTTCGACATGCGTTCCTGCCAGGCGAGCTGCTCGCGCTGGAGCTTGATGTTGGTGCGGTTGGCGGATTTGGCGCCGGAAGCGCCGATCAGGCCTCCAGCGATTTGTCCTGCCGCTGCGATTCCTGCTGACCAGCCTGCCATGATTGAGTGAACTCCCGATGGTTGAGATGGAGGAGCGCTTCATCGGCGATCGCGTAGACCTCGGCGAGGAATTCCTTGCGATCCTTGAAGCGATTGCCGGGATGGAAGTACCAGCCGGCGAGTGAGATGACGAGAAGCTCGTACCTGCTCATTTGCGTTTTTTGTACTCCGGAGTGTTGCGCTTCGCGCGGCGTTTGGATTGGGAGCGCTGTTTCCGGCGCTCCCGTTCGAAGTTCTTGAGCCAGTCGGAGGACATCAGAAGTGATCCATCATGCCCGGAACGGAGTACATGGGCAGGGGACGCGCGGCGGTGATGTCGAAGAAGAAGTCGGCGATGAACTGCTGGTTGTCGGCGGCAGCGCCGAGTGCCAGGGCGCGTCGAAGGGTCGCCTCGGTGCCGTCCTCGATGAACGTCTGGTTGAGCGTCGGCAGGGATGCGAATTCCTGCGCGAGGTGCCACGCGTCGAGCGGGGTGCTGAACGTGGAGTTGTAGGCGCCAGTGATCTTGGACGGGTGGTAGCGGTATTCCGCCCACCGTTCCTGATAGCCGAAGACGAGGAGATCGTTGGCCGAGCCATCGCAGTAGAGCTCTTTGTTGAGGATCGCCTGTTCGCCCAGCATGGCGAAGGCGGGCCAGTAGTAGTCGTAGCGCGTTGACCGCGACCACATGCGGCGGATGCCCTGCTGGTAGGTGATGTCGGCACGGACATTGACCATGCCGAGAATGATGCCGTGCTCGGTGAACGACTGAGAGAAGCCGTGCACGTTGTGCACTGCGACAGCGACACCGCCGAGAGAGCCGATGGGCGTGGTGCCGCCGGTGAGGCCGGTCGCGGACTGCTGCAGGACCGGCATGATCTGGATGGGTGAGCGGCCACCGCCCAGGTACTCGGGACGTTGAAGACGGGCGTCGGGCGAAATGACGCCGAAGTGCGCGCGCAGCAGCTCCGTATAGCGCGTGCCGCCACGTGCGTCGCGTTCCAGTAGGCGCTGAATCTGGAACGACTGCCGCAGAGCGTTGATGGTGGTGGCGGTGGCGGACGACAGGTCCGCGTAGAGGTTGTTGGGATAGAGCCCGGCAACGAACGTGCCGCCACCGGTCGTAGTGTAGCCAACGTTTTTTCCGGAACCGATCGTCGCGGAGCCGGTGCTGAGTTGGATGTTGCTCGAAGGCGTGCCGCCGCTGACGGTCGTCATGTGCATAGGCGTCTGCGCGCCGGTGACCAGCTCGGTAGCGCTGGTGCGAATGGTGGCAGAGCCGGAGAGCGGAAGAGAAACGGCCGCGCCCTTCTGAGCGAAAGGGAGTGCGCTGGTGAAGTAGTCGTGCTGCTTCGCGCGCTTGCGCAGCTCGTAGCTGGTGTACGAATCAGGACCATCGCCGGTGCTCGCAGGAAGCAACGTGACGAGATTTTGATCGCGGAACCACTCGTTGTAGATCAGCCGATAGGCACGGAACGGCAACACATTGACGGAGACCGTGTTGGCTCCGAGGTTGGGCGTGCACGGCAGACCGCAGTAGTCGTAGATCGAGAACCGTGCAAAACCGCCTGCCGGCGAGACGGTCTGCGGCACGACGTAGGAAATTGAATCGCCGGGCGATGCTTGTTCGCCCATGAATTTCTTCCAGTTCGCCCAGAGCAGCCGGTTTGGGACGAAGAAGAAGAAGCTCTCCAAGTAGAGATTGTCCATGATCGGATAGAGCGGTGTCGCCATCCGAGTGAAGGCGGTCATCTTGAGATTGATGGTGTCGCCAGGCAGAACCTCCTCGGTGTACACGGGAACGAGGTACGACGCCGAAAAGGTCGTCTTGTGCGTGTTCTGCATCTTGAACGAAGCGCGCGGAATGTCGGCGCGCGGGACCATCGCGAAGCGCGAGGTATCGACTGAAGGTTGACGGTGGGCGAGTGCCATGCTGACGAATCCTTAGGGGGGGATGCCCCCCCCCTTCGTAAAGTTGTTAGGCGGGGACCTTGAGATCGACGCAGCGGTGCACCAGCTCGGGCGGGTTGCTGGGCTGGATGACGCCCGTGTCCGTGTCGTAGGTGCCGAGGAAGTAGAGCGTGAAGTCAGACGTGTGGCGGAACAGCGGGTTGTCGGAAGCGTCGCGATTGACCTCTTCAGAGATCATGCGAGTCACGACGCCCGCGGCGGGGACGAAGATCGGTTGCGCAAAGGTGAGCGCGGCGGAATCGAAGAGTGCGTAGACACGTTGAATCATATGGACCTCTGGAACGTTGAGAAGCGGGCCTGCTCGACGATCTCCCGCACGGCAAGGCGGTCGGGAGTGCAGTCGGCGAGGTAGGCCTCGGAGTTGACGTAGCGATCAAAGTCTTTCTCCTCGCGGAGATCGGGTTGTGTCCTCTTGAGCAGGAGATCGTAGTACTT